CAACTTCACCCTCAACCAAATTACTTGTTGTTGGTATGGTTGAGTGAGTATGTGACCTTTTTAGTTTTACATCAATAGCCATCAGGCATATCTCCTATATGACTATTTAGAATGTTCCACCATCAAGGGAACTAGTAAACCCAAGAGTATCACTACCACCAGTATATAATAAAACTTTATCATCAGTATTACTTGCACCACCATCTAATGCAGTTATAGTATCTGCTGTATTCGCAACCAAAAGAGAACCTTTTGCAATTGTGGTTAATCCTGTACCACCATGATCTACTGTTAACGAATTAGTTACTGTATCAGTTGCTAAATCAACTGAACTGGCTGCCATCATTGCATCTGTAACACCACCAGGCGCAATACTAAGACCAGCACCACCAGCAGCAAGTCCACTACCACTAGGCAATAGAACTGAAAGTGTTGTTCCAGATTGTTGTAAACCATTACCAGCTGAAATATTACCAGCACCAGAAAATTGTGTAAATACTAATGAAGTTGATCCTATAGTAATTGTTCCATTATTTGTCAAAACAAAACCTTGATCACCATTAGTTCCTTCTTCTACAAAAACAAATGCACCAGCAGTAATACCAGCGTTAGAATCAAAGTCAGTTGCTCTTGTTGGAGCACCACTTGCGTTTACTGTGTACACACCATTTTCTGTTCCAGTTGATTGTTCTTTTATAAGTATTCTATCTCCAGTTGCAACTGTTACACCACCAACTGTTTGTCCATTTGCATATGCAGTAGATAAAGTTGCATTTGCAGTTGAAGCAGCTCTTACAGAACCTTTAACATCTAAACCTTGAATTAACCCATCAACATAACCTTTGTTAGTTGCATGATGAGCTGCAGTAGGATTAGCAACATTTATAATTTTGTTATTAACTGCATCTATGTCAGTAGCTGGGTTTAGTTTTAAAACACCAGATGAAGTTGATATTGTTTGATCATCTGCACTACCTATTAAAACATTATCTACAGTTAAAGCTGTTAATGTTCCTATAGTACCAGCAACATTTATTAGGTTTCCTGTAGTAATTACTGTACCAGCTGTAGTTGGTAATGAAATATCAATATTACTACTAACATTTCCACCTTTTAAAGTTGTTGCATGACTACTATCGTTATCATCAAAGACAATATTACCTGGCGTTGAATTATCAGCACCTCTTACTTTAATAGTGTCAACTTTACTATTTGTGTCAGTAACTATTGCTGATGATCCAGTTAATGTTCCAATTGTATGATCCAACATATCTGTAAAATATTGACCACCAATAACATTTTGACTTGATCCATCACCTATGAATAATCTTTTTCCATTGTTTATTTGTGTTCCAGCTCCATGTGTATACGCTAATTCACCATCTGCAAGTGATGATGGTGCTGTAGAAGCTGTAGATTTTTTTATCTGTAGTGTAATTGCCATTTTTTATATCCTCTCTAAAAACTTCCAGAATTTAACGTAATGTCCGCTGTTGTATCTAGTTCATTTCGTGCTGTCCATTTCTGTGTAGTTGAATTGTACTGTAATATTGCACCATTTTGTAATCCTACACTTGTAACATCAACATTACTAATGTCATTCAAACTAATGGTAGCAGCTGCAGCTGGGCCACCAGATGGGCCTTGAGGGCCTGGAACTGTAACACGAATTACTTGTGGTTGATTTGTAACGATTGCCATTTTTAACTCCTATTATGCCCTTGATACACTTGGATTGACAGTTGCAATCCCTTCTACTAATCTTGTTTTTGTTCCACCACCAGGCAGTGACAAATTAACATCATAAACATATTTACCAGATTCAAGTGCAGATGTCTGTGCATCAGTTAACGAAATTGTTACTTGTCCATTTGTTGTTGGTGTTTCAAATACTACATTAAAAGGCACTGAAGTTATTGACTCATACGTTTTTCGCAATTGAGCAATTCCAGTATATCCTGTTATATCTAAAGCTGCTCCATTACTATCTGCAACACTTATTGTTGTAGTGAATGTCGTACCTTGATCTATAAATATATTTGATATTGTTGCCATAAAACAAAAAGACTCCTTCTTCGTCTATTTATAATGTTTAAACCCTCTATGCAATCGCAAGAAAAATATATCTTGCACCATTTACATTAATTGGAACGCCGCCCATTTGAGGAACACCTTGTGATGATCCATTTGTGTATGAATTTGCTAATACTGAAAAACCATTTGAATTTGGTTCTACATAATCTCTACCAGATGCAGATGGAACTACATCTTTTCTATTTAAAAATGTTACATGGTCACTACCAGACCTAATATTTGATTGGTAATAATTACCAGAAACTTGATGACCATCTCCACCCTCAAGTACTACCCAAGGCCCTTTGTCATCTTCTCTTTTAATTAATACAAATCTTGCACCACTAGAAAATCCACAATTAACATTTACAGTACTTGTACCATTTCCAAGATAATATCCAACTTTACTTACACCTGGCAATGTTGCAAACATTATACATTGATGATAATAAGGATCACTACCACCTATATTAGCTGACTTACCACCACCAACTGTTATGTCGGTAGATGATACTGAAATAGCATTAGCTGCAAAATGACTACCAGATGCATCATCAGTAGATCCAGTAGCAATAGTTCCATCTCCAACATAATTTGGTGTACTTGTATTTGTCATTGAATCATCTGCTCTATATGTTCCCTGTCCACTTGTATCATTTGTGTGTGATCCAGTTCCTAATCCAAACATCACTTTCATAGTAGTCCAATCACCAGAACCAACTGGTGTCAGATCTTTATGGTAAATTTCCCAACCAGTATGTAAACTATTATAGGAAGAATAAGTGGTAAGAGAAAATCTTGCCATCTTAAATATTAACATTTCTGGAGCTACACCCAATGCATGAGGTTTTGTCATACTTGTACCAGTTCCACGATAATGAATTATATCCATAAAACCTTTTGCTCTTTTAAACATATGAGTATATATTCTTGGATCTGTAGATGTACTACCATTATTCCATGTGCCTTTTGACTGTGGATAGGTAATACCAAAACCAGAGGATTGACTAAAAGGATTTGCACTAGTTTGACCAGTTTGTGGCCACAGATCTGATGATCTACGAGCATCATAATTGGTGTTGGTAGTAACTGATGGAGCATATGTACCCCAACCTCTTGTCATAATTCTCATCATGTTATAAGAACTACTATTAGAATTTGCATCATTAACTATTGCTAAATCTGGTTTAAATAAAACAGGATTTTGATGATCGTTATATGTTGAAGTAGATGAGATAGGGCCTAAAGGATGACTATTCAGACCTGACCCATGAATACCAGCTCCAAAACTAAATTGATCACCACGTCCATTAACTAAATTTTTTCCTCTAGAAATAGCATAAATTTGTTTTCCTTCAGTTGGAGATATTTCATCTCTACGAATAGCTACATACAAATATTGATCACCAGCAATATTCCAATTATAACTGTTTGCACTTTCAAGATTATTTGATCCATAACTTACACCAGAATAAATACCACCAGGCGCAGCTTGAGCAGTAGTGCCATTGAGATTTCCTATTCCTCTTACTTCAAACCCATTCGTCATAGGATGACCGACATCTGCACTATGATGAAATTTTCCTCTATTGAAAATTGCACGAACACCTATATTATGAGGAGAATTATCATTATATTGAGAAGTTGCATCATATGCTTCACCTTGATGCCAATCCCAACCTCTCGTTGTATCAAACATAGTCCAGCAAGTTTGATATCTGTTCATATTTTTCACCATTATCCATTGGGGCTCCCAACCCAAATCAACAAATACACCACTATCGTATAAACTAGGCCCATATGCAGATGCAAGATTAGATGCTGGTCTTTCATGATATATACTAGTATTACCAGCTTGTGCAGTTGACCAACCATTTCCAGTATATGTTCCTACTGCAATGTTTCCTGTAGTTTTTTGGTCTGCGAACAAATATGCATAATATTTTACACCAGTATTATTACCAGCTCTTTTTGTAGTACCACCATAAACATTTTCAGCGTGAGAAACAGTAAAATATGTGCTTGTCGGAGTTGCAACAGCACTACTAGTTCCACCAAAGACTCTATAAGGATGTGCAGTATCGTGTTGATTACCCCAATTACTGTAAGTGTTTGGTTGAAATTGATCTTTCGTATCTAAAAACCCCATTGAATTTGGAAGATCTTTATGCCATACTCTTGGATATCTATCAGTGCTAGTGTTTGCTTCACTTAGTATAATCATTGCAGGCGTAGATTGTAAATTATGTGAAATTTGTCTATTAGCAGTTCCATCGCCTGTCCATTCTACAATATCAAAAAACTTTGGATATGCTTTCATTCCCCAAATAAAATATTTTCCACTATCAGAAGATACTGGTGCTACTGGATGTATTCCAAGTTTAGTTCTATCAAAATATCTCATTCCAGTACCACTAAAATGACCATTAGAAGCATAATACCCTTGAAAACTACCATATGCATATTGAAGTTGATCTGGTTGATTACTATTATCTGAACCTACAGAGCCTGTTTGTTGATGATTAGCTCTTACTGTATCTATAACTTGATTATCAGAATATTTAAATCTAATATGTCGATTGCCGTCATTAGTAGTATCTATAGTTTTTTCTCTTTTAGTATTACCCCAAAAATAAAAACCTTTATTAGTACTTGTATTACTCCAAGTATATTCTGAATCTCTTATTGCTACATAAAAATTACTAGTATCAGCATGAAATAATTGATTAGATGTATATATAGCAGCATCACCTTTAAATCCTTGACTATGCACACTCATAACTGTATTTCCAGAAGTACCACCCACATGATATGAAGTATGCCCCATTTGACTTTGGGTTTGGTTATGACTAGTACTATTCCAAAATGACCAAGGCCTTCTGATAAGTACATCTCCAGCATAACTATTAGAACCCCAATATAATTTTTTATCTAATAGTAAATCAGCAGATCCAAATTGGCCAAGTGCCATACTACTATTATATGGAAAAATCCATATTGTTTGAGGACGCCAACCTAAATTTACATTAAAATTAGCACCACTAAAAGTTCCACATTTAATCATAGAAGATGAACTACTATCACTAGCCCACAAATATGCAATATATTCTTTTCCATTTTGATTTGTAAATCCACTAACTGTAGTTGCGTTATGTACATGACCAACTGTAAAATTTGAAGATGTAGGAGATACAACATTAGTTCCATCACCTAAATTATGTTTTGCCCAAAAAGTTTGACCACCATAAGGCCCTATGCTACTTAATGCACCAGTAGTAGAATCATACCAAGTACCACTTTGTCCAACTGAACTATGACTACCTTCCATTTCTGGATATAATTTATATTTAAAAGTACCACTAAAATTGCTTGCATTTAAAATAAAAAGAGTGTCAATGTCATAATTATCTGTTCTTCTTATTATCATAAATTCTGGCACAGATTGTAAATTATGTGAAATTTGTCTATTAGCAGTTCCATCGCCTGTCCATTTGACTACATCAAAAAACTTAGGTTTTGCTCTAAAAGTATAACCCAAATATCTTTGACCTATTGTATTTAAACAAAGGGTGGTTTGATTTGACCCATATCCCCATTTGTAACCACTTGTTGTATATTGAAAAAAATTAGAGTCATTTTGTAATGTTGATTCAGATCTGTAATTACCATAAGGCCCTCTATTTGAAAAAAATACTTTTGAATTTCCTCTTTCTGAATCTAAAAACATAGGAGAAGATTCATTAGCTAATAAATTATTATTATTTTGTTGTTTATTTGAACTGTGTCCTTTGATAAAAGTCATAGTCTTATTATTAATCATATCAATACCATTGACAATTTCTTGTCCATATGGTTGTTGACCTGTCCACATATCCACAGAATAATAGTCATCAATATCAGTAGATGGTGTTCCAGATAAATCAACTCCTGTATCTATTTCACCATTGTCTAAATTAATATAATCTCTATATTGTCCATAATTACCAGTTTTACCATATTGATAGGTAGAAACATTAAAAAGACCAGTATTGTTACCACCCTCTCCTAAAGGACTAGATTGACCTTGACCAGTTTGAGAAACACCAGATGTTGATAGTATTTTTTTAGATTGACTCACTACTTCAGATCCTGTCCTAATTTAAATGAATATACTGTCGAACCACCATCATGTGTATAAAATCCAAATAAATCATGAGATCCTAAAGTATTTGTAATAGTAGGTGCATTTGAACTACCACCAGCCCAATAAAATTCATGGTCTGTAGCTGGATTAGAAACCCAACTTATTGTTTGTAAAGTTCCAGATGCTGGTTGTTTTAATTTCAAAGTAAAGAAAAATGCAGTTCCATCTCCAGTATTTGGAGTATTATCTGGTGCAGGCACATTTGTTAAATCTATACTTGTTATTGAATCACCACTTGCATTTCCACCAAAATTGTGATAGAAGTTATTTCCATTGTTAAAATCTAAAGTAAGAACCCCAGTATTGAACCCTGCAGCTTGAAAGTTTTCTACAATACCACCACTTCCTTTTAAATCATTTGCAAAATCAAACGCAGTTGATAATGCAAGTTTTGCTGGTGTTACATTTCCATCTTGTATTTCAGCAGTTGTAATTGCGTTTGCAGCTACATCTTCTGCAACAATAACATTTGCACCGATTGCTCTTGAGTTAATTTTTCTAATAGGCATTTTCTTTTATCCTGTTTTTATCTATTTATTAGATAGTTTTAACTTGGTAGTGTTGGCCAATCTTCATTTTCTAAGTTAGGCCAATTTTTATGTTTTGTAATATCTCTTAAAGCTTGACGATATGTTTTCATATCATCTGACATGGTTAAATCAGAAGCAGAAGTCCAATCAGTTTCTGATAATCTTTTATTTCTTTCTTCTCTTAAACCAAGTTTTTTACCATCTTCTATACTTTTTAAATATGCAGTTTCATCTGCTTTTTTAGAAAATTTATTTACTTCTGTCCATTTATACGAATGTGTTCCATCTTTATTCTTAGAAAGACTTCCTTTTTTTATAGTTTTTAAATCACCAGAAACCTCTGGTGGTGTCGGATTTGTAATTAAACTCCAACCAAGATCATTTGCAATTTCAATGTTTTCAGAACTAGGCATAATTCTTCCTTCTTGCATTGATCTTATTTCACTCCAGTTTTTAATTTCTTTTGTTTTTTCGTTATAAAACATTACTTTCTCCTATGCCCAAGCTGCGAATATATAATGGTCACTTGTTCTATTTATTTTATCATCTGAACTTCTTATTTGAAAACCAGTAGAAATTGAATCCATTATATCTACTGATTCTACATATATTGTTTTATTTGCTCCATTAGTACTACTGTCTGTTCCTTCAGTTCCGACAAAAACACCAGCTGCAGCTGGTGTAGTAAAACTATTAGTACTAAATGATGTTTCGATAAATTTATCATTGTCGCCAGTAGCACCAGTTCGATTTAACACAATCCAGAGCCAAGGTGATGTTCTAGAACAATTTTTAATCATTACCAATCTTGCACCAGTAGTAAAACCACAATCAATATTTTTTGTAGATTGCCCATCTCCAGTGTAACGACCTATTTTACTAAGTCCAGGCACAGTTGCCCAAACCCACATACAATAACCAGGCTCAGTTGTAGCCGCATAACTACCTTGAGGTTTTTGATTAATAGGAACTATCTGATTATTACTGCCAGGGCCAGGGCTATTAATGTCACTACCATTATTTGGTAGTCCGACATTCATATAAGAAATTCCATATTGATTTGCATTTGTAGGAGCTGTCCAGTTTGCCCATTCAGTTGTTCCCCAAAAATTATCTACACGTAGTCTATAATCATTAGTATTAAGTCTTAAAATATAATCATTTGTTCCATATGATTGACCATATGCAATATCTTTATGAAACACATAACCATCACCAAAACCATTACTAGCATTGGTTTTATGATTGTTTATTTGTTTAACAAATGCCATTTCTGGTTTTACACCAAGACTTGTTGGTACAGCACGATCAACTGAATTATCACCTAAAAAATGTTCAAATGAATGATAACCAAATGCTTTTTTCCATAAACCAAATCCATAATAATGATTAGAAGTACTAGCATTTTCGCCAGGAGTTCTTTTTGAACCAACAGGAAAATAACCTGGCTTTGTAACAAATTCATCTACACTACTACCATCATAATTAGGCCCGCCAGGATTACTACTGATGAAAAATGGATATTGTTCTCCAGTTTGAGAATTTGTTGCGCCCCAGTTTTTATAATTTATAATTGTTGAAGCACTACCCATATTTTGAGATTGTAAGTATAAAGTTCTAGTAGCACCATTTGCATCCCATGGCGAATTGTTAGAAACACCACCTTCACTAACATTATATAGATACAATTGAGTATCTATTCTATGTCCAGTATTAAATCCATATGAACTTAGAGGAGCAGTTGAAAAAACATGACTTTGAGCAACACCAACTTTTGGTTCTGGAGATTTAGTTCCTTCATCATCACGAACTGAAAGTAGTAACATTACATGATTACTAGTACCAGCATGATAATAATATGCTTGTGATCCAGCACCATTACTATTAACTACTTTTAATTTATTTGCACCATCCATTGTTAGAAAATTATAACCACTAAAATCAGAATTACTGGTTCTTCCATTTGAACTATGAAGTACTTTTACATAATCTACTGGATTGCCTGGATATTGTCCATTAACATGAGCTGCATTTCCACCATTTCTTGTTGTATTCATACCAGTAAATTTGTCACTTTGAAACCAATAACCATCTTGTTCAGAGTTTTTCCAAACTACATATTGAGATCTCCATGGCGTGTCCATTGCTCTAGCATTTATAGGACTAACTTGATTACTTCCATTCCAATAATTACATTGAATTTTAGAAATATGATCACCGCCTATACCAGTATCATGACCCCAAATATAAGCAATATATTCTTCCCCACTATTATTCAAAGTAGTAGTTCCAGCAATACTTGATGAAAAACTACCACCTACTGAAAAATTAGAAGATGTTGGTGCTGTTTGTGCCCATGCAGAAGTAGTAGCAAATGCGTTTTTTGACAAATTTGCACCATAGAGATGAGGATTAGTTCCACCATTTGCACCTCTATGATAAATAAAAAATTCTTCAACTGTACCAGTTGATTTACACCATATCATACCTGGCGCAGATCCTAATCCATGAGCAATTTGTCTATTTGAAGTTCCATCGCCTGTATACTTTACAACATCAAAAAAATGTTTTGCTTTTCTCCAAGAGTAAGCAGTGTATATATTGATATTTGCACTACCAGCATTAGTAGGGCCATTTATAGAACTAGAATTACCAATGTAAAATCCTATAGTTCCAGAATTAGTAGCACCAGTAGCCCATGATGTTAAAGAATTTGTTACTTGATTGTTTTTATTTTGTGGATCTGAATAAGCAGGATTAGTATAATTACTGCCTGAAGTTGCCTGTGCAGAACTAATTCCATCATTACCATTTGCTATTTCATATGTTGCACCTCTTTCGGTGTCATAATAATACCACATACCATCTAAACGGGCATGAGTAATTTGAACCATACCCCCATGTGTTAGTATATCTACATTACCAGTTTCAACAAATTTATTATTGCTCTGATTACCAACATAATTGGTAACATTGAAAACATCACTTACCTCTCCATCTTGCAAAACACCAGAATGTGCTTGTTGCATTCTTCTTGCGATTGTACTCATGTATTAGTCCTATCATAACTATGCAACAGCATTAACAGCCAAAGCACCATAGAAAATTGTATTACTTACTTCATCTTTATAAAAAGTATAAATGTCAGTTTCACCATCTGCCATAATTGTAGGATTACTACCATCTGCAAACTTTATAGTAAATGCACTATTATTTGTAAAATCTATTGTGAAAGCTGCATTAGAGTTGTTTCTTGTAATTCTCATAGTAAACCCTATTGCTTTTCCAGAAGGTATATTTTGAAAATTAAATCTAGTTGTATTTTGTGTTGCCGTAATATGAAATACATTTCCAGCTGATAAGTCAACATTTATGGTATCTGGAGTACTACCACCAGCAGTAAGTGCAACTGACTTTTCTACTATTGAATCATCATGTATGATATCTAATAATACGGCTGGTTCTGTTCCTATAAATGGCATTTTACTTTCCTTAACTTGGTTTAGTTGGCCAATCAGCAGATTCCAAATTAGGCCAGTTTTTATGTGTCGGTAAATCTCTTAGAGATTTTCTATACGTTTTCATCTTTGCAGACATGGTAACATCTGAATTTGCTGTCCAATCAGTTTCTTGTAATAACTGATTTCTAATATTTCTATTATTTGATGATATGTGTTCACTGGTTATAGTTGGAGATGTTAAATCTACAGTTTTTGTTCCAACAAGAATTGATTTATCATCATCTTCTACTTCATACATCTGTCCATCACGATAATAATTTTTAACCATTTTTAATCTCTCCTCAACACTCTGATATAACCATTCATTGATGCATCATTGATATTAAATCTAAGTAAATTAACTGGAGAAGTAGCCCCACCACTAAAACCACCATTAACAATAGCAATTCTTCTATTTTTATGTAAACCTACTCCCCAAACTGCACTTTCAAAAACATTACTTCCAGTTTCAGATCCTTGATAGTAATATAAATTTAAATTATAAGTTGGATCTGTTGCAAATGCATTTAAAATATCAGTATTTGAATTATTTAAGTCTTGACTTAGATACAACCATGCAGTACCATTAGAATTAGAACCACCCAAAGAACCATAAAATGTATAAGTATCACCATTATAAGTACCAATAAAAGAACTACCAGCATTAGATGATGCCGTTAATCTCATAAAGTGTCCATTAGAGGTATTTGAAGTTGCGTTTGATCCCCATATACCACTAAATTCTATAAGATAAAGTTTATCTTTTTGTACTGTAACATCATAGGTTAAAGCATTACTTACTGCACCAGCAGTGACAGTTGTAAAATTAGCAATACTTCCTGGCGATGACCAAATTAATCCACCAGGCTGACCAGATGCAGCTGTTAAAACATAATCGTTTGTTGGTGCATTACCAGCGTGTAATTTTGCTTCACTTACTGCTTCGGCCGCAAGTTTTCCTTGTGTAACATTAAGATCAACTATCTTATTTGTAGTAACTGCGTTATCATTAAGTTTTGCATCAGTAACTGCATTAGCATTTATTTTTGCAGTTTGCACAGAGTTATCTGCAAGTTCAGTAGTATTAATTGCATTAGGCGCTACCTTTGCATTAGTAACGGCATCATCTACAATTGTATTTGTAGATACTGAATTATTTTTTATTACATTTACTGGTTGTTTTCCTAAGTAAGGCATCTTAATTTCCTATGAAAGAGTAGGCCAATCTGATTCTTCTAAATCAGGCCAATTTGAGTGTGTCGGTAAATCTCTTAGAGCTTTTCTATATGTTTTTACTTTTGCACTCATGGTTACATCAGATAAACCATAATGATCAGTTTGTTCTAACAATTGATTTCTTCTATCTCTATGGTTAGATGCAATATTATCAGATTTTGATTGATTAAAAGCATCATCTTGAGATTTTTTTGTTACTGTTTTTCCATCACCATCTTTATATGCTTTATGTCTATCTGCAACTAACCATTTTTTTACCCATTGGTTTTGGTCATTTTTTTCTATTCCATCTTGCACAAGAACTTTTAAATCTGAAGTAACATCTGGAACTTCTCCCAGATGCAATATTTCCCAACCAAAGTTTTTTGCAATATCCTCTGATGGAGTTGATGGAAAACTCGTATTTGGATTTGCAGACACAATGTCCGACCAAGTTCCAACTTTTTTAGTCGTTTCATTGTAAAATTGTGACATTAAGTTTCTCCTAACTTTATTCTATTTATACTGCATCCCATTCCATTTTGGATTGGGGCATATTTCCACAGACAGTTCTATAAAATTTTACATGACCAGAATTTGAATTACTTGCTTGTGAAGTATAAAGACCACCACTCCAAGTAACACTTGAATAATTTGAATTGAAAACAACTTGTAAAATTCTAAACTGAAGAGTTGATGCACTTGGATTTTCATAGTCCAGTATAGCCCATATTTTTCCAGTAGAAGTTACAACCATTTGTTTTATTTGTTTGTTATTTGGATTTACACTTGAAGGAGCTTCAAAAGGTTGACCACTTCCAGAAGATGTATTAAGAATAGATTTTGTTCCTAAGTTAATTCCAATAAATCCTGCTTTAGCATAACCACTATCTTGTTTTGGTAAACAAAGTATTCCGCCTGGAGCAACACAAGCAGCCCAATCTGAATTTTTACAACCTTCTGCTGTTCCTATTTTTGTATTACTTCCACCTATAACATTATTGTAACTATTTTGTCCAGACTCACATTGACTTACATAATGAGTTACAGTATTTGTGTTGTCGTTTGGTGATGTAGCATTGTTCTCTCCATCTCTTCCTGCTCCATGTTCTGGTTCAGGCATATAAACATATGTTCCTTCGTTGAAAGTACTAACTCCATGAAATGCACCTTTATAATACCAAACACATCTTATACCTTCTTCATTATTATCAGTTGTTACTGCTGTTGTTTGATTAGTTTTTAATTTTACTCGAGCATTGAATAAATGATTAAATGCATTGTCTTGATTACTATTAACAGCAGTTTTATGATTTCTATTTGAAAAACCATATCCAGGCTCTTCAAAAAGATAAGTATTGACACCATTAGATTGCCAATCACAAGGAACTGCACCAATTCTATTTTCTCCTAAAGGTGATGTTTTGGTCTGGAATGTATTTGAGCCTGGATATTGTCCATGACTTGAATTATATTGAGTTGCATCATGTGACATTCCAGAAAAATATAATTGTGAACCTCTTTTTGGAAGAGTTGAATGAAAAGTATCTTGTTGAGATGTTTTTCCGTTCATTGTAACATTTATTACGTGTCCAGATATAACTCCCATTCTTTCATATCCATTTGGTGTATCAGTACTATTATAATTTGCACTATTCATCCATACTCTATCACTATTACCAGTACCGCCGTCATCATCAAACATATCTCTTGCTTGACTAGTTGCAAGATTATCAACAGCGCCATAAACAGTAATTTGATCCATTGCTGCGTTCATTGGTTCATTCTGACCACCATAATAATTTGCATGACTTGGCCAAGCGTGAAAATCAGCGTTATGAATTTCAGCTCCTTCAAGACCTACTGGAACTGCTACCATTCTAGAATAATTAGTTCTTCCATCTGGATTGTTACAATTATCAATATCTCTTCTTCCTACAATCCATACGTTCTGTCTTTTATTATCATACATTAAGTTTACGCCAGACCACATTCCAGAATTTCCACCATAAGTATCAGTAGTTTGCATATATTCACCCCCACTTGATTGATAATTTTCTAAAGTTCCCCAATAATAATATTCTCTATCTATAACATAATTAGCACCAGAATGATCACTGTGAACTCTTATGCCATCAACTGGACTTGGATGTGGGCCTCGTTCCCCACATTGAATAACAGTTCCATCTTTTCCAGTATGAAATCTTACAAGACAATGACTATTATCCATACCAGAGTAATAATGTGCTCCACTAGAATTGTACTTTCTAACGTCCATTTTTAATGCCAAATAAAGTCTAGTATCATCTCCATATATTAAATCAAAAGTTGTATGTCCTTGTAAATCTCCATAACCACTTGAAGATAAACTTGTTGCTGTAGACCCACTTCCTTCTATAAATTTTCCAGTTGGAGCTCTTTGTGATTCGCTTGCCCATGATTTTTCATATGACTGGGCAGCATCAATGTTTGTTGCGATAGTATGGGGTGCTGGACTGCCACCTTGATTTGCAAAATCATATGATGTTATATTGCTACGTGTATTTGGATTGATTGCATATAGGTGAGTGTTTTCTCTGATATAAATTGCATCAGTTGGTGTGTCTTGTATAAATGCACCACCAACATCACTAAATCTAGTTTTTACTGGAGCTGTAGTGTTGGCAGTAGAAATTTTAGCTGTTGGCATATTTCCAACTAAAGTACTTAAATGATTACCAGCTGCTGTCAAAAATGGCATTCCACTAGTATGAAGAAATATTTTACTTTCACCATAAGAAACTGCTCTTCTATAAAAGTTATTTACATCTGGTTCACTAATAAAAATTTCAACTATTCTTGTTCCACCATTTGGTGGTATTTGTGTTGAAGTTTCATCACCAAGAATACCAAAAATTCTTCCACTTTTAGTTTGAACAATTTTTTCAATACTCTTACCATTTGGATTTTTAGCGTCTGTAAGATATTCACTTCCAACATTAGTAGGAAGATGCTGAAATGATGTTGCATAGGATGAACTAGCTACAGTTGAACTATTAGAATACTGATAAAGGCCTCTATTATCCAAATCAACAAACGATACTCCTTTATCACTATAGCCAGTAGCTGGAGATGAGCCACGTTGATATCCTCTTATCAATAAACCACTATCTAATAATGTATACCTAAAAGTTAGAGGATTATTACTATCTTGAACCAGCATATTTTCATTTTTAGAACTTCCTTCTGTAAATACATAAAACTGACCAGTACCTATTTGTACAAAGTATGCTCCAGGCGTTTTATGTATTCCAGCTGTATCTCTGCCTGGCCTATAGTATATGTTTATTATGCCATAATTAGAAGCATTTTGTTGTTGAGATTTCCAGTTACCATTTCCATCAATAGGCATAGGAAATCCTGTCATATCTAGCCATGGATTTTCTGGTGAAGTCATTTCAAAACCAAAATTACCAGATCCTACATTAATTACTTCACCGCCGAAAGTTGGTTTTTGTGCTCCAGCGCCAGTAGCTGGAACTGTGCCGTTATAATAAGCACTATAAGGTCTTTTCCATGACATATGAGATGATGTATTACCATTAGCACCACCCAGCTGGGTAGTAATACCCAACTGATCTTTTCCATTACTCATTAAATGCAAACGATTGTATGAACTCCCACTATAAGAAACAGCAGCTGCTGAAAAATCATATGTGGTTGGATTAAGAAAAGTTCCTAAATGTCTACCATTTGGATTTTGTGTACTATTATATATTCCACTGGCCGAAACATTTATACCAGATGATGGCCAAGGAAATATTTTTATAGAAAATCCAACAGCAGTGCTGCCAGTTGACAATACTGTACGTCCGACTACTGATATTGTTTGTGATGGTGCATGAAATAAAAGATCTTCTGCATTAAAAGAAGCACTACTATTATTATTATCATTCATAAAATTGTAAAAGAAGCCTGGATCTGGTTCTAATGTTTTTGAGTTCCATCTCATAAGGATAGAAGTTTCACCATGTGCATCACTATCGGTAGAATCTAAATCTGTAGATCCAACTGCATAAAGATATCCATCATCAGCAACTATAAGAGAAGAATTGCTATTACCACTGTAAGAATATGAGCCTCCTATAGTTGAGGGATGTGCATTATTACCACCAGTATCACCCTCTCCATAAGTTCCATCACTTTTGTTTGTACCATAAGTAATGGTTTCAGCATCATAATCTATTTTTGCTAATCGAAAAGTATTAGTATGTTGGTGTACGAAATAAATTTCATCACCAACACTTTGACCAGCAGCCGCATTTATTAATTTCATCATCATACTCATAGAACTACTCCTATGGTGATGCTGGTGCTTTAATGTCTTGACCTACAGTAAATCCATATATGTTGGAAGAACCACCTGTTTTCATAAAAACAAATTGATCTACAGCTCCATTTGCAGCTGAAAGAGTTGGTTTTATTCCACCAGGCCAATGAACATTAGTTGGATAAACTACTGATTTTGCGGCACCAGAAGCAATTTGTTGTATTGTAAGTGTCCATATCATTGTTTCAGTTACAGAAGAAGGAACATTAGCAAATATAATATCAGAATCTTGTGTCAAAGTAACTTTAAAACTATTAGCAGTTGATAAATCTAAACTAAAATCATTTGTACTAGATGTATAAGAAACAGATGCATGAACATCAACATATGATTTTGCCTTTACTTCTGATTGAAAATTAAAATCTGCTGTCATATCTAAAGATAAAGTATAATTTTGTCTATCACCAGAATACTGTGTAGCTGTTCCTATACCAATAGGGTGAGTTGTTCCACCAGAAGAAACTGTATTAATATTTCCTACATACTGTCCTGTAGTATGAGTTCCTAATGTTACTGAGTCATTAGATACAAGAAAACCAGTGGAAGAATCTATAGCTATAGCTGCACTTGATCCTTCTCCTTGCGTATGTGTTATACTAATACCAGAACCAGCAGTAACATTTGACATATAGTTACCAGTAGTATGAGTTCCTAATGTTACAGCATTATCTCCGATTTTATCTACAGTTATAGCATTATCTGCAATTTTAGCAGTAGTTACATTTAAATCTTTTATTTTAATTGTT